TCAACGTGGTTTGGCGATTCTAGTTCCTGTTTTTGAAGCATTAGCTGAAAAATATGATAATATTGTTCTTGATGTGTTTTCTAGCTATAAAATCTATGGTTGGGAAGCGGCAGATCAACAGTTTGAAGAACTATATGAACGCTGCCGCCAGCATCCACGCATTAACTATTACGGCTTTGCAAAGAATGACGAAGTACGTGCGGCTCTACAGAGAGCACACATCTTCAGCTATCCATCAATTTGGCTAGAATGCAACTGTAAGGCTCTTATCGAAGCAATGTCTGCTGGCCTACTGTGCGTCCATCCAAACTATGGTGGTCTAATCGATACATCCGGTGGTGTCACCGCGATGTACAACTGGGATCAAGATATAAATAAACATGCAAACATCTTCTATGCCCATCTTGAAAATGCAATCAAGATCATTCATGAAGAACAAGTCCAAAATTACCTACAATTCCAAAAGCAATACGCCGATCTAAGGTTCAATTGGACCAAGGTTCTGAGTCAGTGGAATGGACTATTCCGCTCACTCTATGATCAGTATAAAGATACTGATCTATCTCTTCCCAAGCAAATTCTAACATTCAGGACAACATAATGATAGACTTTATGACACAGTATTTTAATGAGGCGCAGTTCATAACCAAACAGATGCCAGTAAGTAATGTAAATGATCTTGTATACGCTCTGGTTTCAGTTCGTAATGGTGGCGGCAGAGTATTCGTTCTAGGTGTCGGTGGTTCTGCCGGAAATGCATCTCATATGGTCAACGATCTTCGTAAGCTGTGTAGCATTGAAGCATATGCCCCTACCGATAACGTATCAGAACTTACTGCTCGTACCAACGATGAAGGTTTCGAGACTATCTTTGAAGGATATTTAAAGGTAAGTAAGTTTAATCAAAACGATGCTATTCTTATTCTATCAGTTGGTGGTGGAAATAAGGAAAAGAACGTTTCTGTTGGATTAATTAATGCTATTGATTATGCTAAGTCCCAGGGCGGACTAGTACTTGGTATTGTCGGTAAGCCAGATGGTTATACAGCACAAGTTGGCCATAGTGTTGTAGTAGTACCCCAAGCACATTCAGACCGAATAACTCCTCATAGCGAAGCATTCCAGGCCGTTATCTGGCACGGTATTGTTTCACATCCTGACCTTCAAATCAACGCAACGAAGTGGTAATAACATGATCGAACTATACGCCGACGGAGCAGATCTTGATGGCATCAAGACGGCAGCTGAGAATAAAAAGATTTCTGGATTCACGACCAATCCTACTCTAATGCGGCAAGCTGGAGTAACAGACTATAAAGACTTTGCAATCCGCACAATCGTGTTTCTCCAAGACAATCGACCAGAGACCAATCTCAGTCTTGAAGTCTTTGCCGACGACGAAGAGACTATGTATGCTCAGGCTAAAGAGATTGACTCTTGGGCCAAGCCTTATGGCTATGATGTCTACATCAAGATTCCTGTGACCAATACAAAGAGTGAGCCTACATATAATCTTATCAAGAGACTTAGCAACGAAGGAGTAAAGGTCAACGTAACTGCCGTGTTTACATATGAACAGTCTTGTGCAGTCGTTGATGCTCTCAATATCGAGACTCCAAGCATCATCTCGATCTTTGCCGGTAGAATCGCCGATGCCGGCATCGACCCAGTTCCGCTAGTCACTAAGTGTATGGAATACTATGATTATATAAAGACTCGACAGAGCAAGGTAAAGTTCCTTTGGGCTTCTTCACGTGAAGCTTTCAACTACCACCACGCCAACAGCTGTGGATGTGATATCATCACTATGACTCCAGATCTTATCAAGAAGGTATCTGGATTTGGTAAGGATTTGACTCAGTTCTCACTAGAGACTGTTCAGATGTTCTATAATGATGCTCAGTCATCGGGTTTTACCATTGATATTGCTTAAAAATAGTAAGGCATTAGTTACCGGAGCTTCTCGAGGTCTCGGCTTAGCTATAACTGAAACACTTAAAAAGTATGGCGCTGATGTATATGGTACTTCTCGTTCTGGGGGAAACAACACATATAAGTGTGATATAAGTAAAGACTTTTCTGCAAAAACTTCTGTATATCAGGCTATAATGCAATTACATAATCTTAATGTTTTAGTATGTAATGCTGGAATTTATGGTCCCATTGGTAATGTTGAAAATAATAATTGGGATGAATGGAAGAATGCTATAGAGACCAATCTATATGGTACGGTTAATATGTGCCGTCATGTTCTTCCACAATTTAAAGGTCAAGGATTTGGTAAAATCATTATTATATCTGGAGGTGGAGCTACTAAAGCTATGCCAAACTTCTCAGCCTATGCAGCATCTAAAGCTGCCGTAGTAAGATTTGCAGAGACTCTTGCTGAAGAAGTCAAGGACTATGATATCCAAGTCAATTGTGTAGCGCCTGGATCTATGAATACAGACTTCATGGAAAGGGCTATAACGGCCGGACCAAATAAAACTGGCAAAGATTTTTATGATAGAATGATCAAGCAAAAGAAAGATGGTGGAGACTCTATCGAGAATGCTGCTGAACTTGTAGCATTTCTAGCCTCAGATAATAGTGATCATATCTCTGGCCGATTGATTTCTGCTGTATGGGATGATTGGAAAAATCTAGATAAAAAGAACCTTAAACCTAACATGTATACTCTAAGAAGAATTGATAAGGAATCTATGCTATGAATGTAGGCATCATTGGATGCGGATTAGTCGGCCAAAAGAGATCTAAACAGCTTGCTGGTGGTCACTTAGTTGCTGTGTATGATATTGATACTAAAAGGGCTCAAGATTTGTCCAAAGCCACTGGCGCAAAGGCGTTTGGTTCTTGGCAAGAGATCATTGATAGTAAAGGTGTTGATATTGTAATTGTAGCCACTACTCATGAATGGCTATATCCTATTACTAAGGCTGCTATCCTTGCTGGCAAACACGTTCTAGTAGAAAAGCCTGCGGCAAGGTCTCTTGAAGAGATTGAGGATCTTGAAAATCTAGCCAAAGAACACAATGTTCTTGTCAGAGTAGGTTTTAATCACAGATACCATCCAGCACTTCAACAAGCCAGACAAATGGTAGATGATGATGCTATTGGTGATCTAATGTATATCCGTGCTAAGTATGGTCACGGCGGTAGAATTGGATATGATCGTGAATGGCGAGCTAATCCAGAATTGGCTGCCGGTGGCGAACTCGTAGAACAAGGTATCCACATCATAGATCTTGCTAACTGGTTCTTTGGTTATTTTTCTGAAGTCGGAGGATTTGCTTCTACACAGTTCTGGGATCAAGAGCTCGATGACAATGCCACTATGATCCTAAAGACCATCGATAAGAAGTTTGCTACACTTACCGTATCGTGTACAGAGTGGAAGAATGTATTCTGTTTTGAGATCTACGGCAAGAAAGGCAAGCTACAGATCGATGGACTTGGAGGCAGCTATGGCGTAGAGAAGCTTACACACTACAGAGTTCGTCCTGAGATGGGTCCACCCGATACAGTATCTTGGGAATGGCCATTTGAAGATAGATCATGGGAACTTGAGATGGAAGAGTTTCTACTGAATATTAAGTACAATAATGAGCCTCAGGCTGGACTTGACTCTGCAAAAAAGGCTTGGATTATTATTAATAAGATATATGAGCAATCCTAATGGCTTATAAAAGAACTAGCAGAAAAACTGGACCAACTAGTAGAATTACTAATACAATTAACACTTAATATGAAAGGAGTGATTCAAAATGATTATGTCTAAAACCCCATTAAGAATCTGTTTTTTTTAGCGGAGGATCTGATCTTCCGGCGTTCTATGCTCGTGAACCGGGTGCTTCTCTTTCAGCCACTATCGATAAGTCGGTTCACGTCTGTGTGCATGAGACCGCTAATATCGGTGTGAAAGTGATGTATGATACAGTAGAAGTCGTTCCAGACATCGATGAAATGGAACATCTGATCACTAAGGAAACACTCAAGTACTTTGGGCTATATAAAGAACTGACTCTGGCTTCGATCAGCGATATCCTCTCAAGAGGTTCTGGTCTCGGTTCATCTTCCTCATTCACGGTGGGTCTCATCAAGGCAGTAGCCAAGATGCAGAATATTAAGATGTCAAAGAAAGACCTTGCGGAAGCGGCCTGTGAAATCGAGATGATTCGGTGTGGATATCCAGTCGGTAAGCAAGACCAATACGCGGCTGCCTATGGCGGCTTTAATATGTTCACCTTTAACTGTGATGGATCCGTAAATGCAGAACCACTTAATGACATTAATCACGCCGAACTGGCTAGCAATCTTCTGCTTGTGTATTCTGGTCGCGGTCGCAGTGCTAATGCGATTCTTCAGAAGCAACAAGCGTCGGTCGTTCAACTCGATAAATTCAACCTCATTAAAAAGGGAAGAGATAAAGCCTTTGAGGGAAGAAGCTTGCTCAAAGCCGGAGACTACGATAGCTTTGGAAGCCTCCTACACGACGCCTGGATGGACAAAAAGTCCCTCGTCAAAGAGATATCCGAGACGTACTTTGATGACATCTACACGAGGGCATATGACGCGGGCGCTCTTGGTGGCAAGCTGCTTGGCGCCGGTGGTGGCGGTTTCTTTCTATTTTATGTTACGCCAGAAAAGAGAGAAGCAGTCTCAAGAGCTATAACCACTGGAACCGACTGTAAGATCTATGACTTTAATTTTTCTTTCGAAGGAAGTAAGATCATATCAAAATAATTAGTTTACAATAATTGAGTGATGTTATATATTACATATAACCTTTGTAAACTTTGGAAAAATAAATGACTATCAACAATAAGCTCAAACAAGATCGCAAAGCTGCTCGTAGAGCAAAACTCCTTTCCGGAATCGATAAGTATATGGGCCCAGAACCAGATCCTAAGTCGATCATTACTGACTTAGACTTGGGTAAAGCCTATAACTGGTATAATTATTCATGCACGACTAAACAGCTGCATGCATGGATTTTGGAATTTATGCAGAATTGTGGGAAGTATTCTCCACAGCAGATTGCTGCATTTAAGACCGTGCCCATCAATAGAATCGTAATCACGGCAGGTTCAGTCTCTCGTATGTACAACAACGGTGCTAGTCTACCGGATCAAACTCTAGTACGGACGCATCTAAAAATTGAACACATGCTTACATTCGCACAGGCTAAAGAAGAAACTGTAATTCAAAAGAATCCTATGTCCGTGGCCAATCGTGTCAGAGAACATACCTCTAGCATCATTGGTGATATGGAAGAAGAGCTAGACAAGTTCTTTACGAATGACTATTCTTCTGACTTTAAGCCATATGACTATATGAAGAAAAACGATATCAAGGCAGTCTATGCTTCTAAGATCGCAAGCTTCTATGAGCCCCTGAAGAATGAATTGCAAGAAGCCCTTACCGGTAAGGACGCCCAACTCAAGGAAGGGTATTCACGCCTGTATAAGCCTCAGCTTCGTAAGTATCTAGAATTTGTAAGCACAATCATCTCAGATGCTGAGTCTATCGCTCAAATTAACAAGACGACTCGTAAGACGCGCAAGCCTAAGGAAAAGTCTGCGACTCAAATTACATCTAAGATGAAGTATCTAAAGGAGAGCATTCCTTACAAGATCGCTTCTATCGATCCGACTAAAATCATCAAAGCCCAAACTTTAATTATTTTTAATACTAAATATAAGAAGTTGGGAATATATGTTGCTGCTGATTCAAATGGACTATCTATTAAGGGTACTACCATTATCAACTATGATACCGAGAAGTCTATCTCTAAGACTCTAAGAAAGCCTGAAGATGTACTTCCATCAGTTCTTAATAATGGTAAGCTGGCCTTCAATAAGACGTTTAATGGAATCAAGACTGCGCCATCGGCTCTTAATGGTCGAATCACCGGAGATACAATTCTAGTAAGGATCTTATAATGGCTGATAACGTATTCGAACTTCCGGATAACATAATTAGATTTCCGCATAAAAACGCGGGTGTGGATATTCCGACTACAGAAGAAGAGCTGACTCAGTCTGTCGATAGGATCAAGAACATGTTCTTTGATATGGTATCCGTAGAATTGTCGGCGCCTGTTTTTAATAGAGCCTCTCTTCACGGATTTGATATCGCCAATGATGAGCATATTAAAGATTGTATTCTAGTCGTGGAGGCCATCAAGTCTCTTCTTCTCAAGTCCAAGGGCATCCATCATGCCATTCAAGACTATGCAGAGAAGAATATAGACTACGAAGAAGAAGATATGATTTTTGGTGATGATGCCGAGGATTAGTCGTTTACATTAATTCAAAGCAATATATAATTATATCATGAATCAACTTTGGAACCTATAAAATGATTATTATTGACCTGTCGCAGGTTATGATTGCGACTCTAATGGCCCAACTGGGCAATCACACCAATGCTGAAGTGGATGAAAATCTTCTGAGGCATATGGTACTCAATTCAATTCGAGCTAATAAGGTAAAGTTCTCACCTGAGTATGGTGAGTTTGTCATCGCCGCTGACGGTAAGATGTCTTGGCGTAAGGAGTTCTTTCCTTACTATAAGGCCAATCGCAAGCGTGATCGCGACGCTTCTGAGCTCAATTGGAATCTCATCTTTGAATCCCTCAATAAGATCCGTGATGAACTAAAGACCTACTTTCCGTATCGTGTTATTCACTTAGACGGTACCGAGGCCGACGATGTCATCGCGATTCTAGTCAAGAACCGCACCAATGGTATGGAAAAGACTCTTGTTCTGTCGGGTGACAAGGACTTCCAGCAGCTTCAGCGCTATGCCAACGTCAAGCAGTACTCTCCGGTACTCAAGAAGTTCATCACCTGTAAGAATCCCGAGGCCTTCCTTAAGGAACACATCATCCGTGGTGATGTCGGTGACGGCATTCCCAACTTCCTAAGCTCCGACGATAGTCTAGTGGCCGGTACTCGTCAGAAGCCAATCTCGTCTAAGAAGCTAGAATCATGGTTGTCGGCTGATCCCGCTGAGTTCTGTACTGAGAGCATGCTCCGTGGCTTCAAGCGCAATCAACAACTCGTTGACTTTGACTTTATTCCTAAGGAAATTGAACGAGCAATCCTCGATGAATACGCTGCTCAGGCAGATAAGGGCCGCGGTCAGTTGTTCAACTACTTTGTCACAAATAAGCTAAAGGGTCTTACGGAGGCTATCAATGACTTCTGATGCTAATCTAGCCGCTAAGGTATATCATATACTGTACCCGCAATCTAATTTCTATAGACTATCTAGTGAACAATATCGTAACTGGCTACGGCGTATTAAAGAACTAAGGCAAGAAGGAATTATCAATGACTAGGCGTTTAGGTGTTGCAGAGATTCTAAAGAAGATCTCAGATCTTCCTAATGAAAATGATAGACAGAATTCATTGGCTACATGCGCTGATAATACCGTGCTGGTCATGTCCCTTAAGTACATGTTTGATCCTAATGTCGTGTTTGATCTACCTGATGGTGATCCACCTTATAAGCCAACAGATTTTCTAGATCAAGAGTCTAGCTACTATACAGATTTCAGGCGTATGTACCTCTTCATCAAGGGCGGTAATCCAAATCTTGTACCGCTAAAGCGTGAAACACTATTTGTACAGTTCATCGAGGGCATCGATAAGGAAGACGCTAAGCTAGTGCTGACCATGAAGGATAAGCGATCTCCTTATCCCGGTATTACATATGATCTAGTATACCGCACGTTCCCAGGTCTACTTCCTGAAAAGCCACAAGAAATAAATATTCCTAAGCAAGCAGAACCAGCCAAGTCTATTGGTTCTGGCGCTAGAAGTGAGGAACTAGAAAGAGCATGCCCTTTTGGATGCGTTTCAGCGCGTGGAAGTCAATACTACATGCCCGGTCCTCTGACCGCTCACCTAAAAAGGAAGCATAACTTCACCGATGATGAAATCCAACAGTTTAAGAACGAGCAATACAGAAATATAATTTAAATGCTAGGAGATACTACAAAGTGAGTAAGACCCGTCGTAACTATAACGAAGAATACTATGATGATGAAGAATATAATTTAGACATTGATGATTATCGGCAGCATCGAAAAGAAAAACGAATGGTAAGAGCTCTTAAGACCCGTGATCTAGAAGATCTTCTAGATCTAGAAGATGAAGAATACTAAAGATAAATAGATCTTTAGGTTAGGAGATCACTATGGGTAAAATTTGGGGTTGGTCGACACATATCGATGCATCAAGATGTGATGCTGAAGCTATTAATTCGCCCAAGATTTTTCAAGAGTTTGTTGATGAACTTCTTGAAAGAATTGATATGGTTAAAATTGGTGATTTGCAT